CAGTATCACCATCATTATCAATATCTGAATCTTCTTTACCTACAGGATCAAGTGCTTCATTAGCCATACCAGGAATATGCTTTCCTTTGGTTTTTTTATTGATGTAAGAAATTTGATCTTTTTGGAACTTTCCGTATTCTTTACCCTTATATGCGGGTAACTTTTTAGTTAAGGTATCACCTGCTCTTCTTTCTGCAGAAGCAGCCTTTCTCATCTCAGTATCCTGACCTCTTACCGCCTCATCAACAGCGATTTGTTCCAGGTATACCTTGGAAATATCATTTAAAATGTTGTCTGACATTTTTACAATTTAATTTTTCTTATACTTATTTATAAAATTCAATCCAAAGTTCTTCTGACCAAAAGCAAGATTCTCAGTTCCCTTATCGGATCCTTGTGTCATTGATGCAGCGTACTTTGTATAACCCGAAGTTCCTGCTAATGTATTTGGTTTTCCAGGAAGTCTATACTTACTTCCCATTTCTTTTTCACTGTACTCTCTCAAATCTTTGATCCAAGATTTAAACATATAGTTTTCTCTAGTAACACAAATCAAATGATTGGTTCCTCTACGAATAATTCTACCAACTAATCCGGTATTTAAATTCTCTACAAGATCACCGATTCTATAAATCAAACCACCAACATAGTTTTCGCGGAGATTTTTGAAGTCAAACTTAGGTGCAATCTCCCACAGATTATAAGATTCCTTTGTCGATACTTTCATTGATTTCTTGAGAGCATTGAAAAGATTTTTGGTCTCTTCTGGACCCAATGACTTAGGAATTCCTGACTTAAATGTATCAAAATCGTCATCAGCTGCTGCCTTTCTCATCTTAGATGCAGACATTCCTTCCACACCTTCTGCATCAGCATCTCTTTCGCCCGCTGATACAACATTAATCATATCAAATGTATAAAGATCTCCATTATACTTATTAGCTAAGTTCTTAAATTCTCCAAGACGATCTGCACCAACAACGATTGTTACGTCAGTAAATCCTTCGTCATCGGCAGTCTTTAATACATCAAAGATAGACTTCATATTATCATCATCAATAATGTTCTCTTCATACTTGGGAAACATTTTCTTCATATATTCAATCTTTGTTGAAGGATCTAATGGATTCTTCTTAGGATCTTGCGATCTTGATGGATAAACTCTTAATTCCGATCCTGCGGAAATACTGGATGCAGAATCCAGAAGCTTCTTATGTCCTGTTGTAGGTGGATTGAAACGCCCAAAAACGACCGTTACACCCTTACCTTCTTCATCACCACGAAGAACTTCTGCCTGCTTTCTTTCTGGTTGCTGTTCTTGTGGTTTTGTTGCTGCTTGAGTTGCTGCAACTTGTTGATTTGCCTTGGTTCTTTGTTGAGGGATATCTCTTTCCCCAGTTCTCTGTCCCTGATTATAAAACTTTAGTTCTCCCTTTTCTGTTTTCGCAACGAATTCATTCTGGGCATTGTACCACCCACCATGGCCATCACCCTTAAGACCCAAACGCTTTGCCTGCATCGCCGCTTGGGATTCTTTTGCTTCGTTCAGAAAATTGAAAAACTGTTTCATATTTATCTTAATATACTCTTATTTATTCAAAACTCTACAGTTAGAGCATTTTTGGGTGGTTTTTTTGCTGTTACAATTCTTCTTCCAGAATCTCCTCTACTTGGAGATCTCCCAAGAATTAATAGTTGGTTCAAAAGGTTGGTCTTCTCTTCTTTTCCTCAGTCTTAAATATAAATCATTATCTTTAGCATATTTTTTTGCTTCGTAAAAATTACCATTAACTTTTAACGTACCACCAGAAAATGAGAATGTAACGTCCATGGGCCCAATGTACATATAGTGGATTGGTCCACCCATTTTTTTATTACCAACAACAATGGTTTCTTTTAGTGATTCACCAACTTTTCCATACATATCGGGCAAACCAGACATTCCCGCCTTAAATCCTTTCTTCTTATATTCCTTTAGTGCTGCCTCTAAAAATAATTTTGTCAATCCTGGAACTGCAAGTTCTAATCCAGCTAATCCTCCACCCGCAATACTAGGAGCACTCTCACCTTTATTTGAAACATTAATTTTTTTTGTTGTAGTTGTAATAATCACATCAGTATATGGTTCAGTTCCGGCGGATGATCTTCCCTCAAATTTTTCTGCTGAAATTACATTAGTTATTCTGACTCCATTTGCACCAACGAGAGTAAATGGTTTTGCTCCATTTTTCCCATATCCACTATTAATAGCATCAACCAATCCTCTTTCTTGACGCTCAGCGAGTAACCCTGCCATCCTTTCGAATTTATTATTCTTCTTTAATATTTAGTGGAGATAAGGAGACTCGAACTCCTGACATCCTGCTTGCAAAGCAGGCGCTCTACCAACTGAGCTATATCCCCAAAAACCCCGAAGGGTAATTTATTTATAGATCTCCTTCAACTCGATTTTCTGAGCGGTAAACATCAAACGTTCCCTCAGGATAACGAGCACTCAATTTATCAAAGTTCATTTGAAGAACTTCTTCAAAGTTAGTATCAAGAGCCATACATGCTTGTGCAAGATACCAACAGATATCACCAAGTTCACGCTTCAGGTGAAATACATTTTCTTCATTGTAAGGTTTGCCTTGAAGGAAAATCTTTTTGACAACTTCAGTAAACTCACCTGCTTCAGCAGTCATTCCCAGAGCAGCAGTCATAAGACGAGGAACATCTGCATCAAATTCAACTTCTAGTTGAGACAGACGTGAAATCAAATCTGCATAGTTACTGCTTGCAGGACTCGTTGTTTGGCGAACGAATTCAATATATTTGTTAGTGTCAATGATTTGAGTCATACAATAAAAGGTTCTAATTCTGATTGAGGTAAAATTTGCTGTGCAGCTAATTGCAAATCATCTGCCAGTCTCACATGAGGAACATTTACAGTTTCGGGATTAATGTATTTAACTTGACGGTAGGTTCTGGTTGTATCAAATTGAACTAACATAGCAGCATCTTGAATGCTTGAACAATCAGCAATTTTTCTACCGTGTTTATCAAACACCGAATAATAATTCAAAACTTAAATCCCTCAAAAGATTTCTTTGGTTTCTTTTCTTCGTAATCATACTCCTCTTCTTTACGATTGTCAAGGATATCTTCTTGAGCAGACTGTTCACAATCATAGAGACGCATCTTAGCACGATCAATACCAACCACAAAACGTTTATGAATCGTAGGATCGTTATAACGATTCTTCAATTGTTTTACAAGAATCTGTCCAAGTCCTTCAAGGTCTTCTGTGCTAATAAGAGCAAACATAAGATCGGCAGTAGCAGGAAGGCCAAAGGATTCAGAAGTATCAGTAAGTTCAACATCAGAGCTACCATAACCTGAACGAGTAGTCTGGGTTGCAGAGACGATTGGTACGTTGAATTCAACTGCGAGTCCTCTAAGTTCTTCAGCAATGGCCTTGATGTACGAATAAGAGTTAACAGAAAGATTTCCCCGATACCTAGAGGAAGCACAGATGTTAAGGTAATCAATAAAAATAATATCAGGTCTAAATGACTTCTTAAGTGCAAGTTCATTAAGAAGTGATTTAAAGTGTCCACTATGCGCTGATGCAGTTGGATACTCTTTAATTATAAGAGTACCTTGAGTCTTCTTAGCAAGGTTTGTTACTTTGTTTTCGAAGATTTGCCTCGGTAGTTCTGAGATTTCTTGGATCGGGACGTTGAGGAGATTTGCATCAACTCGTTCTGCAATTCGCTCCTCAGCCATTTCAAGAGTGATATAGAGAACGTTTCTGCCTTGCAGTAAGACGGAAGCAGCCACATGGCACATGAATAAAGATTTTCCGACACCTGTACCAGCAAGAGCGATGTTGAGAGTCTTATTAGGGAGACCACCTTTTGTGATCTTGTTAAAGAACTCAAGGTCGAACTCAATTTTTTCTTCCTTTTTGTGATATGACTCGTAACGTTGCTCATAGTCTTCTAGGTAATCGTGTCCAACATGAGTGTCAAAAGAAACTGCAAGAGCATCTGACAGAATACTAGGAATACTGTCACGATTTTTCTTTTCATCTTTACCATCTGCAATATGAATAGACTCCATCAGAGCCAAATAAATTGCACGATCACGACACCACTTTTCTGTAGTGTCCACAATCCAATTAAACTCAACAGCAACATCTTCAAGATTGTCAATCAAGTGAACAATCTCTTTGAATGATGTGTCAGTGATATCTTTACGATTCTCTACTTCAATACAAAGGATTTCCTTTGTTGCAAGTTTATTATATTCTTGCACAAAGGAAACAATCTCCTCAAAAACAATCTTTTGATTTATATCTTCAAAGTAATCTGGTTTGATAAACGGTAAAACTTTCCTTAAATATTCTTCATTGTGTAAAAGGTTTCTAAGAATTAGAAACTCAACTTTCTCCATAACTAAATTCCTTTCTTGCGATTTCGTCCAACTTTTGCATTACTTCTTCAGTAAAATATTCCTCGGGATTTGCAAGAATCTGTTTTGCATAGATCTTCTTACCATCCATCTCATAGCGTCCTGCTACATTTTTCCAGAGTCCACCAATCTCACCAAGTTCCAGAAGACCATAGTAACGATCAAGGCCGCGCTCATCATAATACAGACGAACTTCAACATCTTTGTTTTCCTTACTCAGACGCGACTTAGCAGTCTTAGCTTTGATAATATTGCCGACCACTTCTGTTCCATCTTTCTCTTTCTTTTTGCTGAGATAGATGATCGTAGACGCTGCGTACTTGAGTCCAGAACCTCCGCCCATTTCTTTCGTTGGTACGTAAGCTCCGATGACATCGTATGTATGATTTGTGACAATGAGCGGGACATTTGCTTGACCTAATTTGAGTGTGAGCATTCGGAATGCACCTTTGACTAATTGCGATTTAGTCATGTCACGAACTTGTTTTTCGTTCAGTGCATCAGTGATCTCTTTATCTGTAGAGAGCATACCCAAAGAGTCTAACACAAAAATACAAGGCTTGCGTTCTTCTACAGGTTTTTTTAAGTACATGTCCACTGCCTTGAGTGCCTTGCTACGGAACTCTTCAATCGTAACAACGTTTACAACTACAGTGCGATTAGTATCAACACCACGAGACTCTAAAAGTGACTTGGTAATAGCGGCTTCAGTATCAAAATAGAGACAATACCCATCGGGATGATTATCCAGAAAATTCTTAACAACAGCGAGACTGAAGAAAGTTTTTCCAGTAGAAGACTCTCCAGCAATAGCAGTAATTTTATTCCCAGATACACCACCAAATATGCTACCTGAAACCAGTGCGTTAAAAATATACGAACCCGTGTCAACATATGTTTCGGTCTCATCAATATCCGAAGCGAGTTTGGTATAATCATCACCAATTTCTTTTACAATGTCTTTTAAAAAGTCCATAATAGATTATGATAAGGGAATAGCAACGTCAAATGCAATAGTAATTCTGGGTTTAAATGAATAATGTGGAGTTGTATAATGAAAAATATACGAAGGAAATATAGTCATTTCCCCATTTTGATTTTTTATATTAATAACATCCGGATCATTTAATTGATTTATTGGTGACATGTACACTGTTGAAGTATTTTCTACTTTAACATTGAAGTGGCCGCTTAAATAACAAAATGGGCGTGTTGAATGTTGATGTGGTTTTATTTTTTGACCATATCTTAAAACATTATACCAACACTGTATTTTTAAATTATCTGGAGTTTGATTGCCACACTCATTATTATAGCAAATTATATTTTCAATTATATTTTGTTTCAATTTTAATATTTCAGAATGATTCCACGTCAAAATATTATATTGATTTGATCTTGACGTGGTACTATTTGAACCCAATCCAGTATATCCATCAAATACTTTATTTTTTTCGTAAAACTGTACTGGGAGTTTTTTTACTTCTTTTTCTTTTTTTAGCAAAAATTGAGAAAGAGATTTAACATCAATATTTTCACACAAAGTAGTTCCCACTCGGAAATCCCAAGTTGGTGCATATGGTGTTAATGGCAAACCACTTGAAAATCTTTTAAAATCCATCAGGCAACCATCCCGTATTCTTCACGAAGTATTTTTTTATAAGGTAAACCTTGATCTTTAAGTTCTTTTACAAGTTTAAGTTTTTGATACAGTCCCGAATCACCACCAAAGGCCATGGCACTAATGATAGTATTTAATTCTTTATCAGTAATTGGTAAAT